TTAAAATCCCGACTCGTGCGCCTCCCTGGAGAACGTCTCGATCTGAAGGCCCTTCGCGTACTCCCAGCGGACCGGATCGGTAGTGCCGAGGGCGAGCATCCGGGCCGCCTCCTTGCTGCCCTGGGCCCGGAGGCCCCGAGCCCTCTCAGCGGCCTTCTGGAAGCCCTTCAGGGTCACGGTGAAGCCGTCGCCCGACTCCACCAACCCGTGACGTTCCAGGGCCCCCTGCCGGGCTTCCCAGGTCATCGGACCTTGGACTCCTTAGAACGGTTGCTGGTCACAGGCTCGGCCTAGCTCGCAATCCGCTTCCACTCGGGTGGGAAGTCGGGGTGATCGACGTACGACGCGAGGAGTGTGAACGCCACGGGACTACGCAGCGTCAATGGAATGCCGTTGATGCTGCCCACGAGCGCCCTCTCCAACAAGGGGCGGGGCTTGTCCTCGATGTCCCACGGAACCGTCAGCACCCAGTCCAGGAGCCTGCGCTTCGTCTCCACGTCGGCGAGAGCACGATCTCGCACGCGGATCACGTCTTCGTTCTTGCTGGACTTCAACGCGAGGGCGGCTCTTTCATCCTCCCGAAACCGGGCTCGCAGGAACACCACCATGGCGTCGTCGACTGTCCCCATCTCTCCCCCTTGCCACCAGACTCTGAGAGGTCATCATCCATCAGCGGGACCACGCGATGACGCGCTTCCGCATCTCCGCCAGAGTCTCCTTGGAGGCCACCGCGGTCTCCAAGGATTCCTGAGCCGGCCGCCTCAGATTGTCGGCCTCGGCAACCTGGGCGACCAAGACCTTCGGGGTGCTCGGCACCGGTCCGACCTCCGCCTCCTGCGCCTTCAGGTGCTCGTACAGGGCCATCTCGTCCCCGGCCTCCACGAGGGCCCTCCAGACCCCGTCAGCGTCCGCCGGGAGCGGGTTGGCCTCCAGGTACGCGTCCCGCTTCGGGGAGGCCGAGGAGAGGCGATGCGCGAGGTATCCGGCCGGGGTGCCACGGCGGGCCGAGGTCGCCTGCACCTCCCGGTCCCGAGCGGCCCTCTGGTCGCGGATCTGGTGCCGGGTGAAGCGGTCGTCCCAGTACTCACCGTCCGGGCGGACCACCGAGGCCCAGCGGATCTCGTACACGAACGAGCGGCCCTGGCGGACCTTGTGGACCAGGAGGCAGTTCACCTTGGCCATGCGGGCCAGGAGGTCCCGGACGCTCTTCTGGGCCACGCCCAGCAGCTCGGCGATGTCCTGAGACGAGAGGACCACGTCCTCCAGCCCGGAGAGGATCGCGAGGTGCCAGGCTCTGCGGCCCAGGGCGAAGCCGGGCCCCTCACCGTGGACTTCGGCCCAGACGTCCAGCGAGGGGTCCAGGGCCCGCAGCACGGTGGCCGTCTGCTTCGTGCCGTTCAGCGTGTCCAGGGTCGAGAGGGTCTCCAGCCCCCTGCCCAGGACCTTCCGAGCCCTCTCGCTGATTGCGGCGGTGGTCACCGCATTACCCTCCGGAAGCTCCTCCCTTCCCTCCTTCAGGGCCAGGCCCCCAGGGGGGGAGGAGAGGTAGTTAGGTGGGGTACTGCGGTGACGACCGCCGGTATTCGAGCGGAACCGGATCTCCATGGAGTCGCGCTCCTCGGCGGTGGGCGAAGAGACCCCACGGGTCTTGGTCCAGAGGAACTTGAACTCCGACAGCTCCCGCTCAGCACCGACGGTGTGACGGACAGCCTGGTCCCCCATTCCGGACCACCGGGCGAGACCACGAGTGCCGCTGACGTACGGGCGGGTGGTGACGGTCCAGGCGAGGGCGAGTTCCATGAGCGCCTCGGAGTGGCCCACCGAGCGGGCGGCCATCTCTACGAGGTGCGCGGGGTTCACTGCGTCAAGGTCGACGTGACCCGAGGGGCCCGGACCGCTAGAATTCGGGGACAAGCTCACGTGGTGCTCCGGTCTCTTGGTGGTGACGGAGTGCCGGTCTCGAAGGTCTTGACCCCTTCCAGACCAACCAGGAATTTAAATTCCTCTGACGCTGCCCCCGGTTCCCGCCGGGGGCTTCGTCGTGTCTGGACACAGGATAAGCACGCGGATACCACATTGGCGAACCTCCGAATTACCCCAACAATCCTTGGCACCTAGCATTGTTGGAGTAATTCAGCAGAGAATCCATAACGCCTCAGAGTTGTTTATCGCCGCTTCTCGGTGATACATTTCTTCTGTCGCCACCGGCGACAACATGACTCCACCGGAGGTTCCCCGCACGGGGATTCCCTCCGTGCGTGTTGAGTCATCGAGGAGCGCTACGTGAGCGCGATCCACTTCCCCAGCATCTTCCGGGCGGTCCAGGAAATCTTCCCGGACACCGTCCTCCGCACCGGCTTCAGCACCGAGCACAAGACCGCGTTCATCGCGGCGGCCGACCTCCGCCAGGGGCTCGGCTACAAGGCGACCACCCAGCGGTTCGTGGATGGTCTCCGTGAGGCGCAGGGAAGGGGTACCACTCAGGGTGGTACCCCTCTGTACCTCGGCGAGGAGCTGGTCCCCACCGCCGGTGGCCCTCAGCGCATGACCGTCCTGTACAAGCGGGGCGTCTTCCACCTCCTGATGCGCTCGGACCTCCCGAAGGCCGCCGAGTACCGGGACAAGGTCTTCGACCTCGTGGAGCAGGTCGAGCGCGAGGGCTTCGTGGTCAACGCGAGCGCCCCGGTCGAGCAGCTCCAGACCATGAAGGTCCGGGCCCAGGAGACGATCGACGAGCTGCTGGAGGCCCGCCTCCAGGAGCGCAAGGACTACCGCACGATCATCCGGGCGGTCCGTGACGCCGGTGGGTATGACCGGGACTTCGCGGACGTCCAGAACATGATCTACCTGGGGCTGTTCGGCATGACGGCCCAGACCGTCCGGGAGCGTCAGCCGCAGGTCAGCGGGGAGCGCTACAAGCGGGACTTCCGGGGCAAGAAGGCCGGGGAGCTGCGGCCGTCGAAGTCCGCCAAGGACTTCCTGACGAAGGAGCAGCTCAAGACCCTGGACGACGGTGTCCTGTACATCACGTCCCTGCTGGCCCTGCGCCACTCCGACGGCCTGATGACGCTGGACGACATCAAGGGCGCGGCCCTGGACTTCGGTGCCGAGATGCGCACCCAGCGGGCCCGCCGTGCCGGTCAGGGCGTGACCGCGTGAACGCCGAGCAGCTCCGTGAGGTCGTCACGGACACCGAACTCTCCCCCTACGCCCGGCTGATCTGGGTCCACCTGAACACCGCCGCCGAGCCGCAGAACAGCAACTCCCTGGTGGAGGAGCTGGGCTTCAGCCGGGCGACCGTCTCCCGGTCCGTCGGCGCCCTCCGGGGCCTTGGCCTGGTCCGCAGGCACAACGGCGTCTGGCGGCCGGAGACGGGGCGGCGACCGTCATGGACCTGATCGTCGGCTACGGGCCCGAGCAGTTCCAGGACGTCACCGTCCACCAGGGCGCACCCGGCGAGCCGGCCGTCATCGAGACGGTCACCGTCCGCCCGATCCGGGTCTACGACAAGCGCCCCGACGGCTCCCTGGAGGAGCTGTTCGGCGAGGCCAAGACCGCAGCTCTGAACGCCTTCTGGGCCGATGTCGAGCGCTTCAACCAGCAGGAGAACCCGAAGTGAGCACGCCCACCGTGACCCTGAACGACCTGATCGCCACCCAGCTCTCCGAGATCGCCGAGGACGTCTGGAAGGACCACAGCGTCCTCCGCATCACCGGGGACAACGGCCGCATGATCCAGCCCGGGGAGGTCGCCGTCATGGAGCGGTGGCGCTGCGAGGTGGACCACGGCTTCGGCCTCTGCGGCCAGCCGCTCTTGACCACCGAGCAGGCCGCCCTGGTGGTCGTGGGGCGCTCCTGGGACTTCGCCCTGGAGAAGCCCGCCCACGAGCCCGTGTGGGTCCGTGAGCTGACCGCCGAGGGCCTGGAGGAGACGGCCCTCTTCCACCTCACCGACGTGACCCGGGAGTTCGAGCAGGTCCGGAAGGCGCGGCTGACATGGACCACCTGAACCACACCCTCGCCCTGCACGTCCTGGCCCTGCTCATCACGCTCGGCCTGATCATCGCGGTGGTTCGCCGCTGGAAGCGGAGCACCCGTTGACCCTCCTCGCTGCCGACTTCTTCGCCGGTGGTGGCGGCTCCTCCTCGGGGATGACCAAGGTCCCCGGGGTTGAGCTGCGTCTCGCCGCGAACCACTGGAGCCTGGCGGTGGAGACCCACCAGCTCCACTTCCCGGACGCCCTCCACGAGTGCGCCGACTTGTCCCAGGTGGACTTCCGCCGGTACCCCCGCGTGGACCTCCTCTGGGCCTCCCCGGAGTGCACGAACCACTCCATCGCCCAGGGCCGCAAGAAGAACCAGGAGGACCAGATCCCCGACTGGGAGGGCAACGTCCTCCCGCTGGAGGCCGGAGCCCGCTCCAGGGCCACAGCCTGGGACGTTCCCCGGTACCTGGAGGAGATGATCCGCCGGGGCAAGCCCGTCCTCGGCGGGGTCGTGGAGAACGTCGTGGACTTCGCGAAGTGGGTCCTCTTCCCGGCGTGGAAGAAGACCGTGGAGTCCCTCGGCTACGTCCTGCACGTCGCGTTCCTCAACTCGGCCCACGCGCACAGCCGGAGGTCCCTGTGGGCCCCGCAGAGCCGGGACCGGATGTACGTGGGCTTCATCCACAAGTCCGTGGGCCGGAAGCCGAACTGGGAGAAGTGGCTCCGCCCCTTCGCCCGGTGCGTCCAGCACGGCCTGGTGAGGGCCCGGCAGTTCTTCAAGAAGGCCGGGGAGCCCTGGGGCCGCTACCGGGCCCAGTACACGTACCTGTGCCCCGAGCCGGGCTGTGCCCTGGTGACGGAGCCCGTCGCCCTCCCGGCGTCCGAGGCGATCGACTGGTCCCTGGAGGGGCAGCGCATCGGTGACCGGAAGCGTCCTCTGGCGGCCAAGACCATGGCCCGGATCGAGGACGGCCTCACCCGGTACGCACGGCCGTTGATGGTCCCCGTGGAGGGCAGGGACGGCAAGGAGGCCCGCCCGGTCGACGAGCCCGGCAGGACCCAGACGACCCGGCGCGAGACGGGCGTCCTGATCCCCTCCGGCTTCATCGCCGAGCTGCGGGGCGGGAACTCCAAGCACCGGGACCTGAAGGACCCGCTGGCCACCGTGTGCGCCTCGGGGAACCATCACGGTCTGGTCCTCCCCGCGATGCTCGTCCCCTCGGGCGGCACGTGGAACGAGACCGCCAAGCCCCTCACGGAGCCGATGCGGGCCCGGACGACCCGGGAGAACGAGGGCCTCTTGGTCCCGTACTACGGCCAGAGCCGTACGCGGACGACCGGGGAGCCCGTCGGAACCCTGACGACCGTCGACCGGTATGCCCTCGTCCAGGCCCAGATCGAGGTCGAGGACTGCCTCTTCCGGATGCTCCAGCCCTCGGAGATCGGCAGGGCCATGAGCTTCGAGCCGGACCACACGGTCCTCGGCACGAAGCGAGAGCAGACCCGGATGCTCGGCAACGCCGTCACCCCCAACGCCGCCGAGGTCCTCGTGAGCGCGCTCACCGAAGCCATCACGGGCGAGGACCTCGAACCGTGCGCGGCCTGACTCTCCTCGCTGACGCCCTGAACGAGTGCCCCGAGGAGCCGATGGCCCTCGGGGTGCTACTCGGCCTCACGGCTGGTGAGCCGGCCGTCTTGGCCAAGACCCCTGCGATCCCCGAAGGAGCAACCCGGGGCGAGTACGCCGCCCTGCTCCGCCTGAACCTGATGGGAGTGACCCCGTGAACATCTACGAGTGCTTCGTCTGCGGTGACCCGCAGGAGTCCAAGACGTGCGACCGGTGTCGTGCCGGAATCCGCGGTGACCTCCTCGGGCTCCCGGAGTTGTACGTCCACCTGACGATGTCGCGTCAGCGGGTCCAAGGCGGGGGCAGTGACGGACGGTCCGGGAAGCGTCTCCACGCCCCTCTCCCGGGTCGGGGCGACGTCCTGAACCTCCTGGGTCCGGCAAGCCGTCAGGGCGTCACCGACGCGGAGGACCAGGTGGGCTCCGTGCCCTTCCTGGAGGTCCTCTCCGGCTGGACCGAGGTCGTGACCGAGGAGCGCAACCTGACGCCCGTCAAGAAGCACGTGACGACCCTGACGGCCCGGCTGACGGCCCACCTGCCCTGGATCTGCGAACAGCCCTTCGTGGGCGACTTCGCCGGGGAGCTGAGGGAGCTGGTCCACGAGGTCCAGCGGATCACGATGACGCAGCCCCGACGGGAGTTGCTCAGGGGCGTGACGTGCCCGTCATGCGACGGTCTGACGATGGTCCGGCACTTTCCCGGGGACTGGGCTGCCGAGTGCGCTCTGTGCCCCAGCGTGCGGCTCGACGAACGGGACTATGAGGGTCTCGTGAAGGACCAGGCGCGGCGAGCTGGGGAGAGCGTCAAGTCCTGACGACTTGACGGGGGTTGCCGGTACTGTGACTCCCACAATCGAAGACCGTCCAGTGGGCCCCCGGACCCGACTCTCACATCTGAACCGGGGGCCCCAGACACGAGGAGAGCTAACCTCCCCATGTCCAACGCAGAACTTACCCTGCTGCCCCCTGGGCTGGCAGGGCAGATGCCTGTACGTCCCCGACCGGATGCCCAGCTCGGGCTGACCGTGAGCGCGGCCGTCCTGACGACAGCCCTCACCGCCGTGAGCTTCTGGCTCTCGTTCGAGGCGCTCCACGATCTGGCCGTCGCCCACCGCCTGAAGGGCGAGAGGGCCTGGGCCTGGCCCGCCACCGTCGATCTGTTCATCGTGATCGGTGAACTCCTCATCCTCCGGGCGTCGCTGCTCCGACGCGTCGACCCCTGGGCCATCGTGCTCACGGCGGCGGGCTCGATCGGCTCGATCGTCCTGAACATCGCGTCCGTCAGCGGTGAGAAGACCGTCTTCCTGGACTACGTCGTGGCCGCCGTGCCGCCCGTCGCCGCTCTGCTCGCCTTCGGCGTCCTGATGCGCCAGGTCCACGAGTACCTCGCCTCGCGTCAGCAGGTCCTGACGGCCCCGCCAGTGCCGTCAGCGCCGCCCGTGACGGCCCCGGTGGAGCCGGAAGTCCCGGCCGACGAGGCCCCCGTGGAGGAGCCCGTCGTGACGGAGGAGCCGGAGCCCGTCAAGGAGCCGGAGAAGAACCCGGAGCCCCTGACGCAGCCGCAGCAGATCGACGCGGTGATCCGGGGCCTGTACGACTCCCTTGGCCAGCGTCGCCCCACGACGGCGCTCATGACTGACGCACTGGAGAAGGCCGAACTCCCCTCGTCCGACGCCACCGCCAGGACGGCACGGAAGAGGGTGGAGGCCGCCGAGCCTCACCTCAAGACGCTGCCCTCCGCTCTCGCCGCCTGACGCGAGCCCACACACCCACGGGTGCGCTGTGCTCGCCGACGGCTGGAGCACGCGTGCCTCCATGCCCGGAGGACGCCATGTCCGAGAAGATCCCCGACCCCCCGAACTACCTACCGTACGGCTCTGGTCCGGCCTGGACCGAGCCCGAGATCCACCTCCACTTCACTCCCGAGAGCGAGCCGGCCAGCCGCTGGGACCTCTCCTGGCTCCAGGTCGGCAAGAACCTCGGCGCCATCGCGTGCGCCTGGATCCCGGCGAACATCTGGGCCGCGACCCTCCATGACGTCCAACGCGAGCAGAGCGCCTCCGGAGCCTGGGCCATGGGCGGCTTCGTCCTGGCCGTGGCCGTGATCCGCCTCGTCCAGCGCCAGGGGTTCTTCAACCGCTTCCTGGTCTGGACGGGCGTGCTCGGGCTGTTCCTCGCCCTGCCCGTCTTCACCGCCGTCGTGGACGTCATGACGGGTGGCGGCCGATGAACACTGCCACGACCGCCACGGTCTCCCTGGGAGCCGTCACGATCGGCCTGAGCATCCTGGCGTGGCACCTCGCCCGCTGGTGGAAGACCGGGGGAGGCGGACCGAAGGCGGGCCCGCCCGGAGGGGGCGGAGGAGGCGGACGAGACCCGAAGATCTTGGTTCCGTTCCTTGCGTCAGTGGCCCTCGGGATGCTCTGCGTCACGGCCGCCGGGGGTCTCCTGGGCACCGGAGCCGTCATGCTCCTGGACGCCGGGAACACCCTGGGGAACTGGTCCCTGACGGCCGTCACGGGCACTGCTACGCCAGGCGTCACGAGGTCCGGCCAGAAGGTCCTGAGCCCCGGCGGGTGCGCGGCCTTGGTGATCTACGGCGTCGTGCTGGCCGCCATCTGGAAAAGCGGCGGGAAGGTCTTCCACGGCAAGGTGACGAGCGGCGTCACGTGCGGCGTCATGCTCGGCTTGAGCGCGGGCTTCTCCGGGATCGCCGCCGCTGCCGTCGTCAGCGTCTTCAACGCCCTCGGCGACAAGGTCACGGGGGTCATGTGATGCGGACCTTCTTCGACCGGGTGTACCGGGGGAGCAAAGCCCTCGCCTGGAACATGGCCCGGGGGACCGCCGGGTGGCTCAAGGAGGGCTCCGCCCCGGTGGACTTCCTGATCCGCCTGGTCTTCCTCCTGGGCGGCCTCGCGCTCGTCTGGGGCCTCGTTCAGAGCGCCCCCTTCCTGATGTTCGGCCTCACCGGCTGGTGGGTCGTCGCCGCGTACCGGAAGGGCAAGCCCGAGGAGAAGGCCGCGGTGCCTTCGCCCCAGGAATCCTCGGAGCCGGCCCAGCCGAAAGACGACTCCCCCGAGGTCCTCGCCACGCTCCGGAAGGTCGCCGAGCCCCACGCCCACCTCTCCGCCGTGGCCCAGGCGCTGGGCACCGACACCGCCCACGTCCGGGAGGTCCTTACGAGGGCCGGAGTCCCCATCTCCGACGTGCGGATGAAGGGCCGGGGCGTGAGCACGGGCGTGAAGGCCGCCGACATGCCCCTTCCGAGCCCCTCTCCCAGCCCCTCCCCCGAGGGCCTGGGACCTGTTGTTGTCCCTGGTCACGCCAACAACAACGACACCGAGCTGTCCGTGACCCGCTTCCCGAGCGGGGCCCGGATCATCTCGGTCCCCGACCCGACGAACCCCGCCCGGACCCACGTCAAGGTCATCGGGCCCATCGAGGGCTGAGCACGCCATGAAACGCCTGAAGAACTTCCTCGTCCGCTTCGCGCCCGCCTACTGCGGAAGCTGCGGCTGGTGGGTAGATGCCTGCCCTCACCAGTAGTTCAAGGAGCAGGACTTGACGGGATCAGCCCCATCCGGGCTCGCCCCTCGGCATGATGAGTGGCATGAGACCAGAGACTCTGGCGGGCTTGTTCGGCCTCGGGGGAACTGTCGTGGGTGTCGGCGGCACCCTGTTGGCCGGGTGGATCCAGCAGCGCTCTCAGGAGAGGACGGCACAGCAGGCACGCGCAGAGACCCGTTCGAGCGAGGCAGGTTCCCGTGGCAGGGAGGTGGCGCGCAGCGCCCTCTCGGAGTTGTACGACCTGCGAAGACAGGCCTTGGATTGGAAGGTGGGGATGTCGGAGCAGGAGCGCCAAGAGTGGGTGGAGACCGCCCACGCAAAGGCCGACGAGGCCGAACTGAACGCGGCGCTGATACCGCAAGCGGACATCCTGCGGGTGCGCCTTCGAGACGCTCTCAGTGTGGCTCGGGACTTGCTCTCCGAGGACGCGGACGATGATCACCAGGCGCACCGGGGCGAGTTCGCCGTCGACCACTGCATCGAGCTGCTCTCGGCCTACATGCGTGGTGATCCGGAACTCCCCGAACGCACTCTTCGCGAGGAGCGCGCGATGCTGGAGCGCGAGATGCGCGAGAGTCCCTAGGAGCCCTCTGGGCTTGACGGGATCAGCCCCAAGGGGTCGGTGCTGTCGTCATGATGTCGACATGAACGACTTCCTTGGAAAACTTTGGTCGGTGGAGTTCGGCGCCGCGCTGTTGGGTGCCCTGGCCGGCGGTCTCTTCGCCCTCTTCGGGTCGTGGCTCCAGACTCGGAGTAGCAACAAGGCGGCAGCACTGGCAGCGGCCAAAGCAAACGTCCAGCGCGGCTTCGACACCCTGACCGAGCTCAAAATGCATCTGGAGGCCCAGACCTTCCAGGGCACCGGCAGCGGGGAGACCCGGGCGGCCTGGAACCGAGAGCGCGACACCCTGACCACCAAGGCCAGCAGCGCGATCATGCTGCTGCCGGACAAGTGCAAAGAGACGCGCGGACAGGCCTTGATGCTGGTCCGCATGATCAAGCGCTGGGAGGGACTGCCCGTTTGGCCGGAGTACAAGTTGGAGACCAGCCTCCTGTTGTCCGAAGCGCTGAAGTTCCTTGGGCTGTTCTTCCGGGGCTCAAAGGTCCCGGAGAAGCGGGATATGACCAGCGTCATCGCCAAGGAGATCGAGCACTACAAGCGCCAGGAGGCCCGCCGTGAGCTGGAGTCCCTGGAGAGCGAGGCCGAGCGATCCGGGCTGGACTACGAGGATATGGAACGGGCCAACGAGCTGAAGGAGTTTCTGGGGCTTCCCCACCCGTCGAGCCCGGCAGATGGTGCCCAGAACACCCCTTCGTGACGCCTGTCAGGACCTGATGAGAAGTTGACGGGATCAGCACCATGAGGTTGATCCCGTCGGCATGATGACCATCATGCAACCTGAAGTGCTCTCCGGTCTGATCGGTTTCGGCGGTGCCCTCGTGGGTGGTGCGGCGTCCTTCGGGGGCGTGTGGCTCACCCTGTCCCACCAGAGGAAGCTGGCCCGGGAGGCCCGCCTCGCGGAGATCGGCCAGGAAGCGGCGGACAGGGCACTGAACGAGCTGATCACGCTCGGAGAGTTCCTGGAGTCCGTCAGGGGCGAAGTCGCCACGATGCGCACCGACGAGAGCGCGGAATACCTGGACACCGTGTTCGGTCACATGGAGAGGATCCAGAGGGCCGTGGCTCGCATCCCGGACCGGGAACTCCGCACGCACGTGCGGGATCTCCTGACCGTCATGCGGAAGTACAGGGCCGCCGGTGTACGGCACTTCTTCGCGGTGAGCTGGCTGTCGGAGCTGACGGACGAGCTGACCGAACTCCTGTCGGCCTACATCCGTTCCGACCCTCTCCCGTCCCTTTCCGAGCGGACAGAGTCGAAGCAGCAGCGGGCCATCCAGCACGAGTTGGCCCAGCGGCGACGCTTCGAGCTGATGCAGGACCCCGACCCCGTCAACATCGACCCGCGTGAGGAAAACGCCGACGACGGTCCGGCGTCGTGACGCCCGTCAGTACCGACGCTTGCTTTCCGGAACAACGTTCCGCATAATCGCGATCAGCAGGACCACTGCGTCCTCGTGCAGGCCCCGACTCCTCTTGAGGTACGGGGCCTTTTCGCGTTCCCAGGGAGGCCGTCAGTGGAGGACGAGGTCTGGATGACGGTCAAGGAAGCGGCGCTCTTCACGGGCGTCAGCGTTCAGACGGTCTACTCCTGGATTCGCCGAGGCCACCTGGCGGTCACGGGGCTCGACCACCGGGGCCAGAAGGTCTTCCGTCACCTGGACGTGGCCAGGGCCGAACTTACAACCCGGATCAGGACCAAGCGCCTCGTCCAGGGCCCTCTAGTTCAGTGAAGTCGGCGACGGAACAGCCGTTTCCGACCCGGTGGCCGCCGTCGCACCGTTGAGGCTGACACCGCTCAGGGCCGGAATCTCTGCCTGCGCGAACTTCAGAATGAGTGCAGCCTGAAGCTGAGCTTTGAGTGCCGGGTGCTGGACGTCGTCAAGGAGCGCAACGGCTTGCCGCGCATCACGCTCAGTCGCCATGTCCGCCCGGAGATTCCTGGTCTGGTCCGTCAGATGCTCCAGCGCTTTGTCGGCTCGACGATGAAAGAGCGTCGCTACTACGGACATCACGAGACCTGCCACGCCGGTGACGATCGCGGCGTAGAACTCGCCGGTAGATTCAGCCTTCCAGATCGCAAGGCCAACACCTCCCAGCAGCACAAGACCGCCTAGGACCGAGAAGCTGACACTGGTCACCTGATTGATGCGCGCCTGCGAGAGCCCGTGTGCGTAGTACTTGCGCAGCATCTTCGTGAAGTCTTTTTCGAGCGTCCGTGTACGCGAGTCTCCGCTCGAAGGATCCGACTCCGTCTCCGGCTCCATGTCCAGCTGATCGACCTCCTTCTTGATCGAACGGTCGACGAGCCACGACGAGATACCTGAAACGCCCATGGCGCTCACGGCGGCCAACAGGAGTTGAACGATCTGCATGGCGCTGATGCTGCCAGTGAAGCCGGGGCAACGTCAGCCGTTCTCGAATCCTGACCAGTCACCCGTCACCGCGCGTACGTGAGGGGGTGAGCCGGCCGTGGCCCGGACCTTCTCCGCAGAGGACGCAGAGACCCTGCGTCAGCTCCACGCCGACGGCGTCAGCCGTAACGGGATCGCCCGTCAGATGGGCTGGTCCGTCGGCACCATCACGAACCACGCGCAGCACCTCGGCCTCTCCTTCGACCGCGAGGGCGTCAGGGCCGCCAGTGACGCCCGTCAGGTCGACCTGAAGGACAGGCGCCAGCGCATCCAGGAACAGCTTCTGGACCTCGCGGAGCGGACCATCGGCAGGGCCCAGAGCGCGTACACGCTGACGGGCTTCAGTCACACCGGCGAGATCGTGGCGGAGATCCTCCGAGAGCCTCCGGCCAAGGAGACCAAGGACCTCACCCTGGCCGCCTCCAGCGCCCTCACGAGCGCGCTGAAGCTCGCACAGGTCGACGCGGGAAGCGAGGGCCGTGAGAACGCCCGGGGGCTCTTGCAGACCTTGGGCGATGCCATGACGGCAGCCGCCCGGGACCTGGGGGTCAACGATGCCGACGAGTACGGCTCGTAGCACCGGATTCCTGCTGGAGCGCTTCTCCCCCAAGCAGATCCTGAGCATCACGTTCGCCAACCGGAGGATCAACCTCTGGGAGGGCGCGGTCTCCTCGGGGAAGACCATCGCCTCCCTGTGGGCCTGGCTGATGTTCGTGGAGCGCGCCTCCACCTCCGGCGAGCTGGTCATGATCGGTAAGACAAGGGACGCGGTGTACCGCAACGCCCTCCAGCCGCTCATGAACTACGAGATCTTCGAGGACCTCTCCCTCCAGGTCGACTACAACCCGGGAGCGCCCACCGCCCGAATCTTTGGACGCCTGGTGCACGTGATCGGTGCGAACGACGTCAAGAGCGAGAACAAGATCCGGGGAATGACTTGCGTCGGCGCATACGTTGATGAGGCCACGCTCCTCCCCGAGACCTTCTGGGACATGCTCCGGACCCGCATGAGGGCCCCCGGAGCCCGCATCTTCGCCACGACGAACCCTGATGCCCCGACCCACTGGCTACGGGAGAAGTTCATCGACGACCCGGAAGTCCGGCGGTCGATGAAGGTCTTCTCCTTCGAGCTGGACGACAACATCCACCTGACGGCGGACTACGTCGAAGAGACGAAGCGGATGTACTCCGGCCTGTTCTACAGGCGGTTCATCCTCGGCGAGTGGTGCGTGGCCGAGGGCGCGGTCTACAGCATGTTCGACCCGAACCGCCATGTCGTGGACATCGTCCCGGCGATCGAGCGGTGGATCACGCTGGGCGTCGACTACGGCACGGCAAATCCTCTGCATGCGGTCCTCGTGGGCCTGGGGACAGACGGCCGGCTCTACGTCACGAGCGAGTGGCGGTACGACGGCCGGGCATCGATGCACCAGCTCACGGACGCCGAATACTCCGAGCAGATCCGAGGATGGCTCTCCACGCTGAGGCCCCCGGGAGCTTTGACGACCGGTGTACATCCGGCGTTCGTCGTGGTGGACCCCAGCGCCGCGAGCTTCATCCAACAGCTCCACCGAGACCGGCTTACGCCTCACCCGGCCGACAACAGCGTCCTGGACGGCATCCGCACGGTCAGCTCCCTGCTGGCCACAGGACGGCTCCTGATCCACCGCTCGTGCACCGAACTGATCAAAGAGATCCAGAGCTACGCCTGGGACTCCAAGGCCGCCCTGCTGGCGAGGACAAGCCCCTCAAGCTCAACGACCACGGCGTGGACGCCCTGCGGTACGCGCTCCAGACCACCGAGTCCTTGTGGCGCTACCGGATCGAGGAGGTGGCCTGATGCCACTGCCGCAGAACAACATCGTCTGGCCGCCCACCGACCCGTGCGTGCAGACGGCCCTGGCCGACTGGGACGCCTGGTACTCCAGCGACCCCGACCGCCTCGAAGCCAGCTACACCGGCCGTGGCTACCGTGAAGCGATCGACCGACCGTCGCAGTACCGCGGCGGGGTCATGGGGAAGGTCGCCCGCTGGTTCTGGGGCAACCCCACTCCTGAGGGCGAGAAGCGCGACAAGCTCCACGTCCCCCTCGCCGGGGACATCGCCCGCACGTCCTCGGAGCTGCTCTTCGCCGAGCCCCCCAAGCTCCTCGCCGCCGAAGGCGCGAGCGATGCAACTCAGAGGGCCCTCGACAGCCTCATGGAGAACGGCCTTCAGCCCACGCTCCTGGAGGCCGGAGAGATCTGCGCCGCGCTCGGTGGCGCGTACCTCCGGGTCGTCTGGGACGACGACGCGTCCGACCGCCCTTGGATCGACACCGTGGCGGCCGACCGTGCCGTCCCCGAGTTCCGGTACGGCCGGCTCGTCGCCGTCACCTTCTGGACCGTTCTGGAGACCGAAGGCCGGAGCGACAACCGGGTGTTCCGGCACCTGGAACGCCACGAGAAGGGCCGGATCTATCACGGCTTGTACGAGGGCTCGGCGACGAGCCTCGGGGCCGTACGGCCGCTCGCTGACCATCCTCAGACCGCCCCGCTCGCCGCCGAGGTCGATGCGGAGGGCGGGCTCGACACGGGCGCCCCTGACCACCTCACCGCCGCGTATGTGCCTAACGTGCGCCCGGCGCGGGCCTGGAGGCACATCCCAAGCGCGGCGTACTGGGGGCAGAGCGACTTCCAGGGCATCGAGGGCCTCATGGACGCCCTCGACGAGACGTACAGCTCGTGGATGAGGGATATCCAGAACGGCAAGGGCCGCATAGTCGTGCCGCAATCGATGCTGGAGTCCTTCGGTCCTGGTCAGGGCGCCTCCTGGAACGAGGAACGTCGCATATACACCGGGCTGAACATGCTTGCGCATACCACCAGCCCGATCGAGGTCATCCAGTTCGAGATCCGGGTCGCCGAGCACCGCGACACGTGCCAGGCCCTGATGGAGCAGGCCGTACGACAGGCCGGATACTCCGCCGGCTCGTTCGGCGAGTCCGACGGGCAGCCCGTCACCGCGACCGAGGTGAAGGCCCGCAACAGACGCTCCCTGGGCACTGCGGGCCGGAAGGGCCTTTACTGGATGCCCGGCATCGCGGACATCAGCAATGCATACCTTGGGGTCCTGACCGGGTTCCGATTCCGCGTCTTCGGGCTCGACCTGGAGAAGCCCCAGGTGGAGCTTCAGGACGGCATCACCGAGGGCCCGACGGAGCTGGCCACCACCGCCGAGTTGCTGAACCGGGCAGAGGCGGCTTCCCGCGAGACGCTCGTGCGGATGCTCCACCCCGAATGGGACGACATCCGGGTGCGTCAGGAGGTCGACGCGATCCTTGACGAGGCCAGTCGCGGCGCCACTCCCGATCCGGCCCTCACCGGATCCGAAGAGGGCGCACCGAATGCTGGAAGCCCGCGCGAGCAGACCAGGGCCGCACGCTAGGCATCGTCGGCCGTCTGCTGGGGCTCCAGGATCTTGTCGAGTGTTTCCTGAACAGCTCGAAGTGCAGAACCTCGGATGCTGGCAGCGAGCGCCTCCAGGTTGGAGTCCTCACCCGTGCTCCCGTAGTTCATCGCGTACTCGGCCTCCTGAGTGGCCCAGTCGCGAGCGCGGCGAATGCGCTCCAACAGTTCCTTCGCGTCGATCTCATCAGCCATGAATCGATCCTATGTCTGCGCTTCGCCCATTGCTCGCCAATCGGACCATAACTACCTTCCGGCATCCGCCGCACGGCGACCGCCGGACAATCCCGCACGGGAGATCAACATGCAGGTCCCTTTCAAGCACCCGCTCGCGGCCCATGCGCCGGGAACAGTCCTCGGTCAGCGCCGTGACGGCTCGCCGATCTACCCCATCGCGGGTGGCAGCGGCGAGGGCGAAGGCGGCTCCGGATCTGGCGAGAACAGCGCCGGTGAGGGCAATCAGGGCGGCACCGGGGATGGCGGTACGTCTGGCAGCAACTCCGGTCAGCAGAGCGGCACCGAAGGTCAGGGCGGCACTGGTTCGGGCACCGAGCCCGACTGGAAGACCGAGTCCGGCAAGTGGGAGAAGCGCGCCAAGGACAACAGCGACGCCGCCGACGAGCTGGCCGCGCTCAAGGCGTCCCAGATGAACGACCAGGAGAAGGCCGTCGCCGAAGCCGAGAAGCGGGGCCGCACGGCCGCCGCCATCGAGCACGGCAAGGAACTCGCCGCCGCCCGCTTCGAAGCCGTCGCTACTCGCGCCGGAGTCGACCTGGGTGAGGCAGCCGAACTGATCGACACCGCGAGGTTCGTCGACAAGGACGGCAAAGTCGACGCCGCCGCCATCACGGCCGCCGTGAAGAAGCTCACCAAGCTCGCCCCCAAGGGCGCCGGGCGCTCTGGAGGGGACATGGGCGGCGGAGGCGGCTCCGGCGACCAGGCGGCCTCTCTCGACAAGCAGATCGAGGACGCCACGAAGTCCCGGAACTTCGCCGAAGTCGTCCGACTCAAGCGGCTCAAGTCCGCACAGACCACATGATCTAAGGAGGCACCATGGCCGGTATCACCGGAATGGGCACCACCTTCAACCTGCCCAACTACGCGGGCGAACTCTTCGCGATCACACCCGACGACACCCCGCTGCTGTCGGCCATCGGCGGACTCACCGGCGGCGGTCAGACGACGTCGACCGAGTTCGAGTGGTCCACGTACGACCTGCGCGACCCGGCGCAGCGCACCAAGGTGGAGGGCGCGACCGCGCCGACCGCCGAGGAGCGGGCACGCGGGAACGTGCGGAACGTGTGCCAGATCCACCAGGAGAAGGTCAGCGTCTCGTACACCAAGCAGGCCGCCGTGGGACAGATGGCGACCCCGCAGTCCGCGCCCTTCAACGGCGTGAACGGGTCGAACGCGGTCACCAACGAGCTGGACTGGCAGACCACCCAGGCCCTCAAGTCGATCGCGTTGGACGTGAACTATTCGTTCATCAACGGGTCGTACGTCAACCCGACGACGAACGCGACCGCGCGGCAGACCCGCGGCCTGCTCCAGGCGATCACCACGAACCGGATCGCGAAGGGCACTTCGGTGACCGGCGCGACCTCGGCGACGGACACGATCACCTCGACCGGTCACGGTCTGGTCGACGGCAACAAGATCGTCTTCACGGCGGTCGGTGCGGCGACGAACATCATCTCGGGCCGTACGTACTTCGTCGACCAGATCGACGCGAACACCTTCAAGGTGTCCACCACCAACGGTGGCAGCGCCCTCACGCTGGGCACCGCAACGGGCATCGCCTTCACCAAGCCGTGGTCGACGCCCCTGTCCGGCGATCACGTCAACGACCTGCTCCAGCTCGCCTACGACAATGGCGGCATCAGCGAGCAGTTCACCGGCACCCTGCTGTGCGGCAGCATCCAGAAGCGCGCGATCACCAAGGCGCTGGCCTCGCAGTACGGCCAGTACCAGGAGACCAGCCGGAACGTCGGCGGCGTCAACGTCACCACTGTCGTGACGGACTTCGGCACCCTCAACGTGATGATGGACCGGCACATGCCGCAGGACACCATCGCGGCGCTGTCGCTGGAGCAGTTGACTCCGGTCTTCCTGAACATCCCCGGCAAGGGCGTGTTCTTCGACGAGCCGCTCGCCAAGACCGGCGCCTCCGACGAGCGCCAGCTCTACGGCGAGATCGGCTTGAAGTACGGGCTGGAGCGCGCCCACGCCGTCATGACGGGTCTGGTGATCTGACGTGGCGATCTACCAGCGCGGAGCAGGCTCTCACGTGGCCGAGCGAGTCCAGCCGGAGCCGGGCAGTCCCGAGGAGAAGCACCTGGAGACACTGGTCGAGCAGGGTGCTGACGGTTGGCACCGCATCGACCACACCGAGCCCGTCCCTACTGAGCCGGCCAAGGCCACGCCCAAGAAGCAGTAGGAGGGGCCATGGCGTACGTGACGGAGGAGGAGTTCGCCGCGTTCCTGGACCCCGAGCCTCTGCCCGCCAACGCCCGTCGTCTGCTGGACACCGCTTCCGATCAGATCGACGAGCTGCTGGTGGGTGTGGTGTACGACACGGACGAGGACGGCGACCCCGTGGGGCTCATGCTCAGCAGGGTCTTCGCTAAGGCCGTGATCTACCAAGCGCAGTACCTCAAGGAGACGGGAGACGAGACGGGGGCCAACGCCAACGTCTCGTCCATGTCTCAGGGCGGCCTGAGCATCGCGCGTGCTCTGCACGGCTCCTCGGGACCCGGCAGGACCCCGAGGTACTCGGAGAACGCCATCGGCGTGCTGAGGACCGGAGGGCTCCTCTCCATCTATCCCCGTACACGCTGAGGGGGCGCCGTGGTACTCCTCTTCGCTCCGCACGCGGTCACGGTGGTGACGAAGCCGACGGGCGTGAACCCCCGGGGGTCGTCCGAGGCTGACTGGACCGGAGCCGAGCGGGTCACCGTCCAAGGCCAGGTGGAACCTGCTGCCTCCTCGGAGAACCGTGACGCTCGCGACCAGGTGGCCTCCACTTTTGTCGTGCGGCTCCCTCCCGGCACGGCGGTCAGCTTCAAGGACCGCCTGGAGTGGAACGGCATGACCCTGGAGGTCACCGGCGATCCGCTCCCCTGGTCGGGCCTCGCCCCTCTGGACCACATCCAGCTCACCGCGACACGCCTCCGGGGGTGATCGTGGAGTTCCAGCTCGACCAGGCGGCGATCGACGCCCTCTCGCGCGACCCGGCGGTCCGCAAGGCCGTCGTCGATCGTGCGGAGCAGGGACAGGACTTCGCCCGTTCGATCGCTCCGGTGGACACCGGGCGGTACCGGGACTCCATCCACGTCGTGGAGGAAGCCGACGGCGCGGAGATCGTGGCCGATGTCGACTACGCGGACGACCTGGAGTTCGGCACTCGGCACATGCCGGGCCAACACATCCTCGGCCGGACCCTGGACTCCCTGCGGAGCAGCGGTCAGCCCTGAGCATTCGAGAAGAGGAACACACATGTCTGTCCAGGTGAAGGTCTCCTTCCCGCACAAGGACTGGCAGGGAATCGCCCACGAGGTGGGCGAGGTCTACACCTGCTCCGAGCAGGAGGCCCAGACCCGCGTCAACGACGGCTTCGTCCGTCGCGTGGTGGGCATGACCCAGCCGGCCCCCGAGGGCGAGAGCAAGCCCCTGAAGACCGAGCAGTCCCGCAAGGCCGCCGAGGCGAAGGCTCCCGCGAAGTAGGAGGCGGCCATGGCCATCAGCATCACGGTCTTCCCCGACGCGGAGCTGATGGCGATGAACTTCCTGGCCGAGTACTTCGGTGAGGACGCCTTCGTCTGCTCCACGGCCCCGGACGCCGAGCACTTCGAGGAGCTGCTCCCGATCGTCCGGGTCTCCCGGATCGGCGGCGTCTGGCGCGTACGCAAGGCGCTGGACGAGCCCTCGATCGACGTGGACGTGTGGTCCACGGACGCCGCCCTCTCGCACTCCCTGGTCAACCGCGCTCGCGGGGCCCTGGAGGCCATGGTCGGCGATCAACGGGACGGCGGGCTGGTCACGTTCAGCTCCGAGATCTCCGGGCCCGGTAGACGCCCGGACGAGAACCCCAAGGTCTACCGCGTCGGCTTCACCGTCGGGCTCTGCGTACGCCCCGCGTGACCGGCCCTCTCCCGGGACTGACCCGGACCAACACCCTTCAAGGAGGGATCCTTCATGCCTGATCAAAATGGCGGCGTCCGGGTCGGATACGCGGGCAAGGCGTACATCGGCGCTGTCGGCGCTGTCGCTCCCACGACCCTGACCGCAGTGCCCGACGCGGAGGACTGGTTCGACCTCGGCAAGGTCACCGAGGACGGCCTCACCGAGGCCACCAACCAGGCGCGCTCGGAGTTCAAGGCGTGGGGATACGACTCCCCCGTCCGAACCCAGCTCACGTCCAAAACCACCACGTTCCAGCTCGCCTTCATGCAGTCGGACAACGCGCACGTCATCAGCCTGTTCCACTCGGTGCCGACCGACGACATGACGACCACCGGCACTGGGGACGCGGCGTACACCTCGTTCACCATCGGCCAGAACACGCAGCCCGACGTCCGGGCTCTGCTCCTGGACATCGTGGACGGCGGTATCGCCACGCGGATCATCGTGCCCCGGGTCGAGGTCACCGAGCGCGGCAACAAGGTCTACAAGGGGTCGGAGACGGTCAACTACCCGCTGACCTTCACCGCCCTGACCTCGTCTGACGGCACCTCCGTCCGCTACATGATGGGCGGCCTCGTCGTCCCGGCGTGAGCCGGCCCGTAGTCCCAGCACCAGACCCCTTCCGCTTCAGGAGCACAGCCATGACCGAGCGCGAGCCTCGCCACCGCGACGACGATTACGACGAGCCGGACTTCGACGAGGGGCGGGAAGAGGGTGACGACCTGGACTTCGACTTCACTCCGTCCGACCGTCTGAAGTCCGAAGTACTCCAGCAGTCCTTCCGCTTCCGGTACGAGGGCGACGTCTTCGAGATCCCGCACAAGTCCAAGTGGTCGACCAGGACCGCTCTCGCGCTGGACAGCGGCGACCTTGCCGCCTGGGCCCTGGGGGTCCTCGGTGATGAGGAGACCGCCCAGAACTTCCTGGACATCCCGACCGGCGACATGGACACGATCCTGGAGAAGGGCCTTCCCAAGGTCGGGGTGGAGCTGAAGAACCGGGGGGAACGGCGGCGCTCCTCGCGCACGTCGAGGAGCACTCAGAAGCGCTCGAATCGTCGCTGATCAGCGAGTACGGCTGGGGCGCACAGCTCGGGAAGATCTACACCGGTGAGATGTCCATGAGGCAGCTCCAGGTCCTGATGAACGGCCTGCCGTCCCACTCGATGTACAAGGCCAAGCTCCGAGGCATCACCGACGGCCAGCGCTGGGGAGACGACACATACCTCCTCGCCTTCATCGCCGACATGCTCCAGGCCCACTACGGGGTGGCCTACGTGGGCGTAACGAACAAGCAGCCGCCGAGCATGAACCCGTACCCGCGCCCGGAGTACGCCTCCTCCGCTGCGGCCGAGCGCGAGGACGCCAACGCCGAAGCGGAAGCCCTCCTCGAACTCTGGTCCAGCGGGGCTCTCGAAAGCCGCGATATCGACCAGACCGGCTGGATCGACGGAGCACCGGCAGACCACCGCGGCCTCCTGCCCAGCGGCATCGAACAGCTCCCGGGGACGGGAGGCACGACCACCACTGAGTAGGGGGCGGTCGTGTCGTCTGTCGGTTCCGTATCGCTGCGCGTCTCTCCCGACGTCAGCCGCTTCGGCCAGGAGCTGGCCGCCCGGCTGAGGGCGGAAGCCCGCTCATTCGCGGTCCCGATCGAGATCGACCGGGCATCGATCGCCAGCTATCGCGCTCAGGTGGCGACGCTGACGCGCCCGGTCGTCCTACCGGTTCAGATCCAGATCGACCGGGCGTCCATTGCGACGTACCGGGCCCAGGTGGCAAACCTCGTCCGTCCGCAGACGGCCGAAATCAACGTCAGCCTCCAGGGAGAGACGGCCGCTCGGGCCCGCTTGGACGCTCTCGCTCAGGACCGCACGAGCAACGTCCGGGTCGATGTCGACCGAGGAGCGGCCAGCACGATCAGCCGCCTCACCTCGGCGGCCGGCTCGGCCCTGGGCATGGTGGCGGGACTCGCCTCGAAGGTTGCGCTCCTCGGCTCCGCCGCTCCTGCGGTCGGAGCGGTCGTCAGCGCGGTTGCCGCCATCGCTCCTGCGGCTGCCCTCGCGCTCCCGGCGGTCGCCGCTGTCGGCTCGGTCATCGGCGCCATCAGAGTCGGCACCGCTGGGCTCTCTGACGCCCTCAGCCAGGCGTTCAACCCGACGACGCCAGAGGCGTACGCCGAGGCGATGGCCAAGCTCTCGCCTCATGCGAGGTCCTTGGTCAAAGGCGTGACGGCTCTCAAGCCCGCTTGGGACTCGTTGCGGCTCGGTGTGCAGGACCGCCTTCTCGGCGGCATAGGCAGTCGGCTGACGGACGTCGGCTCGCGCGTTCTCCCGATCCTTCGGGGCGGCCTTGAGGGCACGGCGGGCCTCCTGAACCGGGTTGCCAAGAACGCTCTGACCGCTGTCGACAACCTGGCCCGTACGGGCACGCTCAAGCAGATCTTCGACGGGGCCACCCAGTCCCTGTCTCCCCTGAGCCGTATCCCGGGCCAGTTGGTCACGGGGTTCGGACAGTTGGCCGTTGCCGCTCAGCCCGCCTTCCAGCGCCTCACCGAGGGCGCTGCCGGGGCGGTCGACGGCGTCTCGGCGAAGCTCACCAAGGCGTTCGAGTCGGGCGCTGCTGAGAAGGCGATCAACACCGCCGTCGATCTCCTTGGCGACCTCATGGAGGTCGGCGGGAATGTCCTGGACATCCTCGGCGACATCTTCATGGCCGGGGAGGACACCGGCGGCGGGACGATCGGAGTCCTCAAGACCATCACCGAGGAGATCTCGAAGATCACTTCGAGCCCCGAGGTACAGGGTGGCCTGAAGGCGCTGTTCTCCGTGATGGGGGTCATCGCCGTCACAGTGGCTCCCCTGCTCGGGACGGCCCTCAAGTTCGTCGGGCAGATCTTCCAGCAGCTCGGTCCCCCGATCGAGACGCTGGTGGTGGCCCTCGGGGCCGCCCTGAAGCCCGTCATCGACGCGCTGGGCCCGGTCCTGGTGATCCTCGCGGGGGTCCTCGGCAAGATCCTGGTCGCTGTCTCTCCCCTGATCGCGGTGATCGGGGAGCTGATCGCCATCGCGCTCAAGCCTCTCGGCCCGATCTTCGAGATCATCGGCGGGCTGATCGAGAAACTCGCCCCGGTCGTCGTCCTCCTGGCCGACGCCCTGGGTCAGATCCTGACGCCGATCCTGGAAGGGCTCGGGACGGTCCTGACGGAGCTGGTCACGCAGTACGCCGACCAGTTCCTGAAGCTCCTGAATCTGCTGCTCCCGGTCATCCCCGAGTTGATCCCGCCCCTCGTGGGCGTGGCCACGGCCATCGGGGACCTGCTGCTCGCCATCGCCCCGCTGCTTCCTCAGATCATGCTGCTGACCACGCAGTTGATCATTGCACTGCTCCCGGCGATCCTGCCCCTGCTTCCGCCGATCCTCCAGCTCGTGGAGCTGCTGGTCCGGCTGGCCTCCTGGGCGATCCAGAAGTTCGCCCTCCCGGCCATCCAGGACCTCGTCGACTACATCAAAGACATGGGGCGCAAGCTCCAGCCCTTCATCGACTCCGTCAAGCACGTCACGGAGTGGATCGCCGAGAAATTCCAGTGGCTGTACGACAGGCTGGTTGGCCGCTCGATCATCCCGGACCTGATCAAGAAGCTCCGCGACTGGTTCAACACCGGCAAGGCGTGGATCAAGGAGATCTGGAACGAGGTCTGGGAGAACACCATTGGCCGCGCCACGACTGGTGCGACCACGGTGGGCGACAAGGTGGCGGGCTTCTCCCGGGGCGTCCGCGACAGGTTCGGCGACGCCAAGCGCTGGGTCGGCGAGAAGTGGGACGGTCTGTGGTCCGGCGTCTCCGGGACGGCCACCTCGATGCGCAAGACGGTCGAGGGGAAGGTCCGGGACTTCAAGGACAACGTCATCGGCTTCTTCGCCAACGCGATCAGCGGGATCAGGACGGTCTGGAACAAGCTCCAGGACATCGCCAAGAAGCCCGTGAAGTTCATGATCCAGACGGTCTTCAACGACGGCATCGTCAAGGTCTGGAACAACACAGCCGCCAAGCTCCCGGGCATCGGGAAGATCAACGAGATGAAGCTCCCCAAGGGCTTCGCCTCGGGTGGCGTCCTCCCCGGCTACACACCAGGACGGGACGTCCACCGCTTCGTCTCACCCACCGGGGGCGTGCTCGACCTGTCGGGCGGCGAGGCGATCATGCGTCCCGAGGTCACTCAGGTCATGGGCCGCAGCGGAGTCGAGACCCTGAACGCCGCAGCTCGTCAGGGCGGCGTGCAGGGAGTCCGCTCGGTCCTCGCCGGAGGCATCCCCCACCAGGCGTTCTTCGGTGGAGGCATCTTCGGTGACGCCTGGGACGCTCTCACGGGCAACCCGGTGGCCGACAAGGTCAAGGACATCGTCGGCAAGGGAGTCGACTGGGCCCGAGGCGGTCTGGCCGATCTCGCCGAGAAGGCGCTCAAGGCCCTGCTCGGCACGCTGAGTGTCCCCTCTCTGAAGAACGCGAAGTGGACCGACGCGGTCAAGGCGATCCCCGTCACCCTGGCAGACAGGATCGTCGACTTCATCCGGGGCAAGGAGGCCGATTCCGGGGGTTCCGGCTCGTGGATGAAGCCCGTGAACGCGCCGTACGGGACCAGGTTCGGGGTCAGGGGCTCCATGTGGTCCTCGGGCCGACACACGGGCCTGGACTTCCCGGCTGCCGTAGGAACCGCCATCAAGTCCGTGGCGGCCGGGCGGGTCTCCTCGGTCGGTACAGGCGGGCCGTACGGAAACCACCTGACCGTGGACCACGGGGGCGGCCTCCAGTCGCTGTACGCGCACATGAGCCAGACCGTGGCCAAGGCCAAAGAGAATCTGGCGGCCGGCTCAGCGATCGGCAAGGTCGGAGCGACCGGCAACGTCACCGGCCCGCACCTCCACCTGGAGGCCCGGGTCAACGGCAAGTCGGTCGACCCGATGCCGTACCTCACGGGCGGCGGGTCAGTCTCGTACAAGCCGAGTGCCGGTGTCGCTCAGTGGTCCGGCGTGGTCCGGCAGGCGCTCGGCGAGGTCGGTCAGCCCCAGTCCTTGGTGAACACCACGCTGAGGCGGATGAACCAGGAGAGCGGCGGCAACCCCAAGGCCGTCAACCTGTGGGACTCCAACGCGGCGGCGGGGTATCCGTCCGTCGGTCTGATGCAGGTCATCCGGCCCACCTTCCAGGCATACGCCGGGAAGTACCGGAACAAGGGCCCGTTCATGTACGGGACCTCGATCGACCCGCTGGCCAACGTGTACAGCTCGATGAAGTACGCGCTGGCCGCGTACGGATCGCTATCCAAGGCGTACGACCGCCCCGGCGGATACGACAACGGCGGATGGCTCCCCACGGGCGTCTCCACCGTGGTCAACCAGACCGGGGAGCCGGAGGCGATCCTCAACCCGCAGCAGTGGCAGTCCATGGTCACGCTCGCCGAGCAGGCGAAGCGGGGCCACGCCGGAGGTCACAACATCACGGTGAACAACCCTCCGCAGCCCACGGCCGAGAAGCAGGTGGCGGATGTCCTGTACCGCATGGATCTCCTGGGGAGGTGAGCCGTGGCGCTGCTCGTCGGCGGCTCGAACAGCCTCCCCACCGGTCCCCGAGTACCGGACGTCCGGGCCACTTCGGTGTCCTGGACGTCCTCCTCGGGGCGGGTCACCTCCCTCTCGGACTTCGACGACCCGAACTCCGGCGTCTTCGTCATGCCGGGCGTGGCGGGTACCGGCTTGCCGGACTACACCTTCTACTCCGATCAGTCCCCGGCCTTCGACGGCACGGTGGTCCGAGGAGTTCGGGCGTCCCAGCGTCAGATCACGATCCCCCTGCACCTCTGGGGTCTGGACAGGCCCTCATGCCTGGCCCGGTACCGACGGCTCGTGCAGGACCTGAATCCCGCGTACGGGCCGGGCACGTTGACCTTTGCGGAGGACGACGGCTCGGCCCGGCACATCTCTGCGTACTACTCCGACGGCTTCCAGGGCCAGGAGGACGACGACAGGACGGGCCGTCACTGGATGACGGCGGTCCTGGTCTTCACCGCCCCGTCGCCCTTCTGGCTCGGCGAGGACAGAACCCTGACCTTCTCGGTGGGTGGCGGGGCCAGCACCTTCCTGCCGTTCATCCCTCTCCAGGTCCGCGACTCCCAGGTCCTCGGCGCGGTGAAGGTGATCAACCTCGGCGAGGTCGCCACCTACCCGGTGTGGACCATCAAGGGCCCGGCGACGGCCGCCACGATTTCGAACTCCACTACGGGCGAGAGCTTCACCCTCTCCCGGACGCTCTCCAGCTCGGACACGGCGGTCATCGACACCCGTGAAGGGGTCAAGGACGCCCGTCTGAACGGCTCGACCAACCTGTGGCCGAACCTCGGCTCATCGCCCGTCCTGTGGCCGCTCAGGCCCGGCAGCAACGACGTGGGGCTGACGGTCACGGGCACGAGCGGGGTCAGCTCGGTCCAGCTCTCGTACACCTCGCGTTACCTCACGGCGTTCTGAGGAGGTGGGCGTGAACGGCCCCCGCGACCTCCAGGTCTACGTCAGGAACGCCAGCCACCAGATCATCGGCCAGGTCGACGACTTCACTCAGGTCCACCTGGTCCTGCGCTACAACGCGGTGAGCAACTGGACCCTGGACATCTCGGCGACGTCCCGGAACGCCTCCCTGCTGTCCCCGGGCTCGAACCCGAACGGAGGGCTGGTTTTCAAGCTCTACGGGACCACGCTCCTGTCGGGCCCCGTCCACACCTTCGCTTACGCGGACAACGAGGACGGGACGGCGAAGCTCACGCTGGCCGGCCCGGACGATACGCAGTACCTCGCGAACGCCCTCGTCTATCCGGACCCTGCTCACGCGATCAACTCCCAGACCGCCTCGTACTACTCGGTCAGCACCTCCACGGCCTACACCGAGACCCTGATGAAGAACCTGGTGAACCTGAACCTGGGGCCGGGTGCCATCACGGAGCGCCGCAAGAGCGGCCTGACGGTGGAGACGTCGGCGAACCGGGGGAAGACCGGCCACTCCTTCAAGTACCGCTTCGAGACCGTCTTGGACGCCTTGGCGGAGATAGCCCGCGGTGCCCCCATCGGCTCCCCGCCGGGGTACCTCGGCTTCCGGGTACGGCAGAAGGACGCCTCCGCAGGGATCGAGTTCCAGGTCTTCGCGACCTCGGACCGCCGGACCACGGCGACGTTCTCCACGGGGCGCGACAACCTGATCTCCACCGCGTACCAGGCGCAGGCCCCCACGACGACATACGCGATCCTCGGCGCGGGCCGGGAGACGGTGGCCGGCTCCGACAACGCGGCCGTCGTGGCCAAGGCGCTGTTCGGGTACAGCCGTGTCGACACTCAACCCGTCTTCCCCGGCTACCGGGTGGAGGGGTTCGTGGACGTCGGGGAGATCGACCCTGCTGCCCCGGATGCTCAGGCCCAGCTCGACGAGAAGGGGCAGGACGCGCTGTACACCGGCGCGACCTCGATCTCGGTCGACATGAGGCCCCAGGACACGCCTCAGTTGACCTTCGGTAAGGACTTCTTCCTCGGCGATCAGGTCCAGGTCGTCGTGCCCTACACCCCTGCCGTGCAGGAGCAGGTTCGTGAGGTCGATCTGACCTTCAACGCGAGCGACGGCTTGACCACGGAGATCACCGTGGGCACCGAGGCCACCGTCTCGTACAAGACCCCCGGGTCCACCAAGCGGCTCAACACGATCGCCGACATGGTCAAGAAGCTCACCACCCGAAAGTGAGGTCGGCGTGGCCATCACCTCGTACCCCTTCAGCTCTTCACCGCTGGCCACCGAGGCCCAGTACGCGCTGACCGCCAGCCGCTGGGCGAACGACGGCGTCCACACCGACGACCTCACCAGCACCGCGCTGAAGGTCACCGCGAACGGTTCGAGCAGCCTGTCCATCGCGGCCGGTTCGGCGTTCGTGAACGGGGCGACCTTCGAGAACGACACGACGTACCCCATCGCGGTCACCTCGAACTCCGGTGGCGCCTCGGCCCGTAAGGACCTCGTGGTCCTGCGGTACGACGCGTCGGCGGACTCGATCACCCCCGTCTACAAGACGGGCGGTACGAGTGCTCCCGGCCTCACGAGCAGCCCTGGCACGGGCGTGGTGGAGATCCCCCTCGCGGAGACCACCGTGGGCGCCGGAGCCTCTGTCGTCGCCGCTGGGGCCGTCGTGGACCGTCGGTGGGGCTCGGGGCATCCGGTGGCCGTCGGGACTCCTGGAGCACGCCGCCCGTCCCGCAAGGGACAGATCCTGGTCGAGGGCAACGACATCCTCCTGGGAGACGGCGTCACCTGGCTGTACGTCGGCACCGCGAGCGCACCGTCCTGGAGTTCCTACACACCGATATGGACAGCAGGGGCCAGCACGATCAACTGGGGCTCCAGCTCACAGAACATCGGGCGGTACAAGGTCTTCGGCAAGACGTGCCACGTGACCATCCAGCTCATACCGGCGGGCAATCCTGGTGCGAACCCCGAACCGTTGAACGTGACACTGCCCGTGGCCGCTCAGGGGGCCACGCGGTCGTTGTTCTCGGTTCACCTGGAATCGGACTCGGCTCACGGCGAGGGAGCCCGGAACGGCATAGCCCTGATTCTGCCGTCGATGGGCACAGCCAAGATCTCCCGGATTCGGCTGAACACGCCATCGGGCACGACCAGCAACATGCTGACGAACTCCCCGATTGACTTCCGGACCGGCGACTTCTTGACGATCTCCGGCACCTACGAGATCGCCTGACCTCTGCTCGCCCGCGCGCCCCGAGGCCATGTGCCGTCGGGGTCTTTTCATGATCGAAAGGCAGGAACATGAGTCGTCACCTCTTCGGCCTTTCGGCCGCCGACCTGGCCATGGAGAAGGTCGGCGACGAAGTCCGGCTCCGCGCGGCAGCCGTCGGCACCGTATGGGACGCCCTCGTGGGCGGGAACCAGGTCACCGACCTGACCGATCTGAGCGGCACCCCGATCACTCAGGTCACCGCCGACACCGAAGCGGCCCTGGGCTTCTACGGCCCTGACGCCGTCAGCACGGTCTACGTCGACTTCGGGTACTCGCGGCGTTTCCTCATGATGGCCGTCGACCTGGGAGACCAGATCGACGGCCTCACGGTGAACAAGCTGGACCTCCTCGGCGGCACGATGCTGGGGCCGATCATCACCAGCGGTGCCCCCACCGTCTCCGGCGAGGCCGTGAACAAGGCGTACACGGACTTCCAGATCGCCTCCGGGGAACACGGCCACCCTCAACTCCTCGAAGGCGTACGCGGACGCACAGGCGGCTCTGAAGGTCTCCAAGACCGGCGACAGCATGTCGGGTCCGCTGAGCCTGCCCGGGAACCCCGTGAACGCTCTCCACGCCGCCACGAAGCAGTACGTGGACTCCGTGGCGGGCGGAGGCGGAGGAGCGATCTCCTCGGTCAACGGGCAGACGGGCGTGGTCGTCCTCATGGCTGCCAACGTCGGAGCCCTCGCCACCACAGCTCGCGGTGCCGTCAACGGAGTCGCCTCGCTCGACTCCGGGACCAAGGTCCCCACCGCGCAGATCCCCGATCTCACGAGCACCTACCTGGCCTTCGAGGACCAGTGGGGCAACCAGGCGGGCCCGGCCGACCAGGGCCTGATCTCGTGGTCCTTCGACCCGTCGGCCGCTGTGAACTCCTCGGCTCCCGTGGGCGGGTCGGTCTACCTGGTGAAGGTCTACCTCCGGAAGGCCGCCACGATCTCGAAGGTCGTCCTCCACACGGTGGCAGCCGGCTCAGGGCTCACGGCCAATCAGAACTTCGCCGGGGTCTACACCACCAGCGGCACCAGGGTGGGCGTCACGGCTTCCCAGAGCAGCTCGTGGACCACCACGAACAACACGCTGGCGATGACCCTCACGAGCCCGTACAGCGCCTCGGCCGGGGCCTACTACGTGGCGTTCGTGGCCAACGGCTCGGTGCGCCCCGGCTTCGTCTCGGGCTCGAACCTCGGCTCGGTCCGCACATCGGGCAACGCGAACCTCGCCTCCGGCGGCTACCGGTACTGCATCGGCGCCACCGGCCAGACCTCGCTGCCCACCAATCTCAGCATCGGCTCAGCCACCCCGGACGCGAACGCGTACTGGGTCGGCGTGGCCTGACCGAAGGGAGCAGCCCCATGGCGCTGCCCGCCAACTACTCCACGGTGCCCGTCTTCGGCCGGTACATCGACTTCGCCGGGGCCCCGGCCCAGGGCACAGTCACCTTCGAGCCGTCGCTGAAGTACGTGAAGGACCCCGGCGCGGACGTCCTGATCCTGTCGACCGCACTCGTGGCGACGCTGGACGGGACGGGTGCCTTCAGCATCGAGATCCCGGCCACGGATGACCCGGATGTCACGCCGAGCGGCTTCACCTGGAACGTCACCGAACACCTCAACGGCAGGACGTGGCGGACCTTCTCCATCTCGGTACCGCAGAGCACTCCGGCTCCCGGCATCGACCTGGTCGCGGTCGCCCCCGTTCTCCCTGCGGACCAGGTCTCGAATTTCGTCACGTCGGTGGACGGGCAGACCGGGGACGTGAATCTGGTGGGGCTCTATGCCCCGCTCGACGACGGCGGAAAGATCCCGCTGGACACCGTCCCGGAGATCGTCGGAGGAGTTCTCTCGGTCAACGGGGCCTCCGGCGTTCTCCTGATCGGTGCGGCCGACATAGGCGCGCTGCCGGTCTCCGGCGGCACCTTGTCCGGCCCTCTGACGCTGGCCGCCGATCCGACCGACCCGTTCCAGGCCGCCACCAAGGCGTACGTGGACGCAGCGGTCGATGGAGTCGACGTACCTGTGGCCTCGGTCAACGGCCAGGTCGGGGCGGTCAGCCTGACGGCCTCCGGCCTCGGGGCCCTCGTGGCCGCCTCGAACCTCTCGGATGTCACAACCCCGGGTACCGCCCGTACGAACCTCGGTCTCGGCGACTCCGCCACCAAGAACACAGGCACCTCAGCGGGCACCGTGGCGGCCGGAGACGACGGCCGGCTCACGGGAGCCGCACAGAAGAGTGCGAACCTCTCGGACCTGGCGAGCGCTTCGACGGCCCGGACGAACCTTGGCCTCGCTCCCTCGGCCACCGCGGCCTTCGGCAGCACAGCAGGCACGGTCGCAGCCGGGGACGACGCGAGGATCACTGGCGCAGCTCAGAAGGCGTCCAACCTCTCCGACCTCGGGAACATCCCCAGTGCTCGGGTCAACCTCGGTCTGGGCGGAGCGGCGGTCCTGAACGTCGGTACGGGGCCCGGGGACGTCTCTGCGGGCGACGGCCCGGCCTCCGTCATCGGGCTCCACGTCGCCGCGAGCGACCCGCACGGCGACCGCTCGTACGCCGACGGAAAGTTTCTCCCGCTCACCGGCGGCACAGTCACCGGAAGCTTGACGGTCACCGGCACGACCCAGAGCGCGACCGTTCAGGGGAGCACGACCTCCAGCGGGAACCTCACGCTCTCGACCACGTCCCACAGCACCAAGGGCAAGGTCCTGCTGGGGTCCGGCGGTATCCAGTACGACGAGACCGCGAACGGTCTGACCATCAACACGACCACGGCCGAGACGAACGGGATCCGCCTGCGCGGCGGAGACGTCTTCGTCGAGTCCACGAGCATCGTCGACCCGACTCACCTTCGGCTCTCCAACGAGGGAATCTCCTTCGAGGGCGAACCGGGGTCGGTCTCCAATCTCACGAGCATCGGCGTGCCCTCAGCAGGTCTCGTCATCAACGGCAACGTCCAGGTGAACGGCGCCTTCTCCGCGAGCGGGGCGGGCAGCAGCAGGACCGTCCGGAAGACGGCCGACCAGTCGGTCACGTCCTCCACCACGCTGGTCAACGACTCCCATCTGATTCTTCCCGTTGCGGCAAACGCCACGTACACCCTGTTCCTGATGTGCGTGTTCTCCGGCGGCACCACGGGCGACATCAAGTTCTCGTGGAGCGTGCCGAGCGGCACCGTCCTGCGTTGGGTCGATCAGACGGGGGCATCAGGCCTCGCCGCTGACCTGGACGTCTACTCGGCTCCCGGCGGCACGACTCAGGTCGGCTTCCAGATCTGGGCCACGGTGGTCACCTCCGGGACGGCGGGCACCATCCAGTTCCGCTGGGCCCAGAACGCCTCCGACGCCACGGCCACCATCGTGCGGGCCAACTCGCACCTGTGCCTGGACCGCGTGGCCTAGCTGAACCTGATGTTCGCCACTCACCAGGTGCGAAAACTCGCCTCCTGTGGCACCCGGCGCCATCTATGGTCCTGACATGGCCAAGGTGTGTGTCTTCTGCGGGGGGACTCCGCTGACCAAAGAGCACGTCCTCCCGCGCTGGCTGAAGGTGGCGCTAGATCCGTCCGTCCGTAGGTTCAGATACATCCGGCTGAGTGGCGGGGGCTTCCAGCGGCACGATGCTCCGCCTCTGAACGATCAGGTCAAGGTGGTCTGCTCGGGTTGCAACAGCGGCTGGATGAACCAGCTTGAGGAAGGTGTCAGGCATTTTCTGCCTGCCCTGATCCAAGGCAAACCCTGCGTTCTCGACGCTCGGGCCCAGCGGGCGCTGGCCGCCTGGGCGCTGAAGACGCTGCTCATGTTCCAGTACACGCATCGCCCCGAGGTGCGCGCTGTCATCCCAGCAGGAGACTTCGCCGCGCTCCACACCCGTCGTCAGCCAACAGAGTCCATGCTCGGGCGTCTTGGGTTCATGAACTACCCGCCAGACGACTCAGAACCGCTGGTGGACACACTGTGTCAGGGGTACGGCACCACGGAACTGGGAGGCGTCGCCTGGATAGGCACCTTGAAGATCGGCTGCATGGTGGTGCAGATAATCCGCGCCCCCGATGTGGCCGACGGATACAAACTGACCCCCTTCGAGGCTCTGCCCTCACTGCGCCCCATGTGGCCTCCGGAGGGCCCCATCAAGTGGCCGCTCGTAGCTGCGATCCCGCCGGAGCTGATGACCGCCCTGGCGCTGCCCGAAAGTCTCGACCTCAACACCATGCCCGGATAGGTGAAATCGATCGCCCCGTGATCCGAGCGCCGTTACCGTCCCCTTCATGGATGATTCCCTCTCCTTCGAGAGCTTCTTTGAGGGCGCGAAGAAGGCAGCCCATAGGGCAATGGATGATCACGGCCGCTCAGAGCACGACGAGTTCGCACTCCACGCCGGTGTCGCGGTCGAGAAGCTCGCTAAGGCGGTTCTGGTATCCAAGAACCCCCTCTACATCGCAGAGATACGCAATGCGGACATGATGTTGTACCTCGGCAACCATCTCCAGTTGCCCGCCGAAAAGGTCCGCACCGCCGGGGCCAAGGAGGCCATCGCGCGCCTGCGGAGGATCGGTGTGCTTCCCCAGCAGGATCCTCAGCTTGACCTGCTGATCGAGATGCGTAATGGCGCGGCCCACGCAACGCCTGACAGCACCTTGGCCAAGGGGATGATCTCCCCCCTAGCCCGGACTATCGAGACAATGCTTGGCGATCTCGGCACACCACTGGCCGGGTTCTGGGAGCGTTGGACGAAGGCCGTCCAGGACGCAGTGAACGAGCAGGAGGACCAGGTCTTCCGCGACGTGCACCTCCGTATCGCCCAGGCCCGGCACGCGTTCGAGGACAGGTTCATAGGCCTCCCCCCGGAAATTAAGGAGCAGCTCCTGAAGTCGCCTCAGCCTCGGGCAGAAGAGCACTGGATCCGGGAGTTGCAGATCAGGGACCACGGCGTCGTTGTCCTCAAGTCCGCGAGCGGCACCTGTCCCGCCTGCGGCGGGGAGGGTCTCCTGGCATTCGAACCAGTTGCGTTTACGCCTGGTGCAACGACATTCAAGGCAACTGGCTTCGGCTGCTACCTGTGCTCCTTCGAGGTGAGCGGTTCAGACGAGCTGACGGTGTTGCGCGAGGCCCACGTCCCCGACCTCATGAACTCTATGACCGTCACTCACGGCCGGACCTCGCCCCCGGAAGATCTAGCAATGGGCGAGCCCCAGGCAGGCTGATCCACATCTCGAAGGCCCCGGCGCTACAGCCGGGGCCTTCGCATGTCTAGACCCGCGCCGGATCTTCCTGCGCACACTCACGCAAGGAGGTCCCCTTGGCCCACAACATGCTCTGGGCCATAGCCGCCGCTGAAGGCGCAGGCGCAGGACCTGACATCGGCAAGATGATCGGCCAGCTCCTCCAGTACGGCGTGGTCGGCCTGATCGTGGTCCTGCTGATCCTCGGCGTGCTCGTACCGAAGTGGGCGATGAACAACCTCATCGCCGACAAGGACGGATGGCGGGCGGCCTACGAGACCGAACGGGACGCGCACCAGGCCACTCGGCAACAGCTCGCAGCCGCCCAGGCCAGCGCCGAGGTCGCCACCGAACAGGGGCAGGCCATGGTCCGTCTCCTCGAAGAGTTCGGACACCGGCCCCAGACCGCCCCCAGGAGTGCCTGATGTGGCCCTTCACCCGACGTAGTCACGAGTCTCCCGAGTCAGAGACCGCGAAGAGGGCCGCCGAGAAGTCCCTCCACGAGGCACAGTCCCGGAGCCCCGAGTCCGAGGCGCAGTTCCACGAGAGCCGCCGGGTGAAGGAGCAGCTCAAGGCCCACAACAGGGCCAACGCCTACAGCGACTTCATCGAGGGCATCGTCCTCGGCCGGCTCAACGACAGCCGTTCGTAAGGAGGCCCCGTGCTCTACACCGTCACCCTGTACGCCCTGCTGATCACCGGCCTGGCCGCCTCGATCGGCTTCCTGGCCATGCACCGGCCCCGGCGCTTCTTCCGCAAGGTCGAGATCAACGCCTCGTGGTGGGTCATCATCGTGGGCCTCTGGTACGCGCGCTCCCTCGTGCTCCTGGGGATCCGCGGCGCCCGGCCAGAGCACGCGTGGTGGGACATCCTGCTGTCCCTCGGCCTGCTCGCCGCGATAGACGCGCTTCTCCTGGTCCGCTTCTTCTCCTACCTCCGGTACCTGCGAGACCACCCCAAGGATCCGTCCACGACCATCTGAACCGCCTCTCCTCGCCCCTCGACCATCGGTCGCAGGGGGCTTTCTCATGCCCGCTCACGCCCATGGAGACCACCGTGTCCGACCTCTGGATGCCCGGTGCCGAGAGATTCTCGATCGGCAACACCGCCCCCACCGACGGGGGCCCCGCAAAGGTCATCGCCCACATCACCTGGGACCGGAACGCCACCAAGGCGAAGCCCCAGGACCTGGTGCCCTACGCCAATCTCCGCTCGTACTTCGGGGACAACGTCTCCGGCCGGGCCGTCGCTCCCCACCTGCTGTGGGATCCGTTCACCGGCAAGGTCGTCCAGTTCTTCCCCGCGAACTCCCGCTCCCTGTCCTTGTCGGACCGCGCCGGGGGCACCCGGACCAACCGGGCCGGCTCGGTCGTGATTCAGGTGGAGGCGCTCTTCTTCCCCTGGTGTCGCGTGAAGGGCAAGGCTTACGAGTCCCTCGTGGACACGCCCTGCAAGGGCTGGGACGAGCTGCACGACTGGGTGGCGTCCTGGGGCGTCGCCAGCTCCTGGCCGATGGGGAAGCCCGCGGGCTTCGTCTCGAAGCGGGACGAGCAGATCTGGCGGACGCGGAGCGGCTGGTATGGGCACAGTCAGGTCCCGGAGAACGACCACACGGACCCCGGCACCTGGGCTGATTTCACCGTCAACACGGTGAAGCCTGCATTGGTCCCCCTCCCGGGCACGTCCTTCTTCATGAACGGCTCGAAGCCCGCCCTGGGCAAGTCCAGCTCGATCTTCACCGCCATGGGCCAGCGGCTCGTGGCGGAGGGCTGCGGCCTCTACAAGGAGGGGCCCGGCCCGAAGCTGGGTCAGGCCGACATCGACTCGTACGAGAAGTTCCAGCGGAAGCTGGGGTACACCGGCTCAGCCGCCAAGTGGCCTCCCGGACCGGCCTCCTGGTCGGAACTTCAGGTGCCTTGGTCCTGA